GTGCTAGTCCAAACAAGACTGAAAAGACCCCAAGGCCAATTAGACCCAGAGGCAAGAAGATGATTCCTAACCCTGTGCTGATTAGGATTGCCCCTGCAACCTGTAGAGCTGTGACCAATTTAGAAGACATAGACACCCGGAGTTAGTTGTTCGGGTTCTATTCTAACCTGTAAGGCTCTATCTACTGCTATAACCGCTGCGACTGCTGCGTCAATACGGCGTGATGATGCTCTGTTTTCTTTCACTATCCTGACTCCTAGATTGTCGGTTTTTACTACTGCGTTTGACAGATGACGAGCCAGTAGCGGGTCTCCATCATGTCTGAGCTTCTTGTCAACAACAGCGTCAAAGAATTTGGCGCAGGCTGGGACCATGCGCCTTGCGTTAGTGGATGGATACTCAACGATTGGGTAGCCCTCTTCGGCGAGAACCTGCATTGACCTTTGCCAGCGATAAGGGTCGCAAGCTATTTCTTTGACTTTGGGGTTGGCGGTGACGAACTCTCGAATCTTGTTCTCAACTTGAAGGATGTCAACTCGCCAAGTAGCGTCATGAATGTTTGGGTCTTTCTCCCATGCCTGAATCATAAAGACTTGCGGTTCGTCTTCGATGGTTGCACCAACTAGGACTGTTGAGTCACCTGAGAACGAGCCATCAAAGCCAATGATGTATTCCTTGTCTGTCAGGTCGAGCGGTGCTTCACAGGCTTCCCAAGAACCTGATGGCAACCATGACACCGCTGACGATACCCATTGCCCGCATCGCTTTGTGCGGAACTCTGGCTCAGGTGTTCGCCTAACTGCCGACTCGAAATCTTCCGCCGAGCAGATGTCTCCGTAACCCGGATTAGAGATGCGCCAAGTCTCAGGTTGTGTGTGGTCAGCTTCGGCGGGTGCTTCCCAACTTGCCATGAAGAAAGTCGGGTCATCTACTTCACCTCTAGCAACCTTCTGCCCATACTGATACAGCGTGTAAGCAATTGAGTCTTGACCTGTGGTGTCGGTGCGAACTCCGGGTGTGGTGATGGCGATTAGGGTTGCCAAGCGACCTCTTGCACCCATAGCCAGCGACATAACATCGAACAGTTCTCGATTGGGCTGAGCGTGAAGCTCGTCAAAGATTACAGCCGATGGGTTTAGACCTTCTTTCGAGTAAGCCTCGGCGGAAAGAACTCGATAGACCGAACCATTTGACGGAAGCTCTATTGCGTCTCGGTAAAGTTTGGTTAGCTTTGAGAGTTCTTCGCTTGCCTCAATCATTCGCTTAGCATCTTGGAACACAATGCGAGCCTGTTCCTTTTCTGCTGCGACTGAATAGACTTCCGCACCTCGGACTCCGAGAATCAGAGAGTAAAGACCGAAGATAGAACCAAGCGCAGACTTGCCGTTCTTTCTCGGCATCAGGATTAGGTTTATGGCATGGCGGTAGTAACCATCTTGACCGGCGAAGACATGCCGGATTAGTTCGCGTTGCCACTCTCGCAGGTGTAATGGTTCGCCTGCTCTGCCAGCTATCGAGTCTTTGGTTACAACGCCGAACGCTTCGGCAAAGTCAATGACAACTTCCCCTTCACCTGAGTCAATCAGATTTTGTGGGACTGGTGTCAGCCATTGTGGAGGCCACACGCTCTGCCTTCTTTCTCATCAGCTCTTCTAGTTTGCTCGCGGCTTTGACCTCGGCAATGCCTAAGCGAGTTCTATCAGTTGGGGTAAAGCCAAGCATTGAGAGATTTGAACTAATCATCTTTTCTAAATCATGCAAGGCTCGGTAAAGTCTCCACTCACTTGTCTCATGAATCTTGGTGATGAGGTCGGTGCGCCTGTCCATCTGCTCACAGGTCAAGAGCAAGAGCTGAGTGTCTGAGTTGCGAGCAATCCAGTTCTCGCCTGTCTTCATCGCGGCATCCCAAAGCTGTTGGCCTGCAAACTCAAGCGGTCGAGCAGGTGAAACATAACCACCCTCTACAAAGCTGACCTCTTTTGGCAAGGGTCTTCTTCCGGGGTTGCCTAACTGTCTTTTTAGTTCGGCTGGCTTCGGCGGATTCGGCATTTTCTTAGCTTACCCGAAAAGGTTTGAACTGCTACTGTGTACGACCAGATGCGGTCGGGGTATTACTTACCGCGCATCGCGCAAAATTGACCCCACCCCCGCGTTATTGGCGGGGTATGTGCGTGTGTCTGTGACCAGAACTCGGCTTGGATGTAGTGATTACTAGATGCAGAAGTTTTGTGGCTTTAGAAACGATTACAGAGGCTTATTCCCTCTTCTTGAATTGCAGCTCTTATGAGCTGGCGCAAGGGGGGAGGCAGGGTCTCCGGGTATTAGGTGGTCAGCTGTGATTTGTAGCCTGTCGGTAAAGGGTTGTTTACAGATATGACAATGAGTTGCATTGGCCCGGAGTATCTTGGCTGTTGCCTTATAGGCAGAGGAGTATAGAAGTCTTTTGCGAGCCTGATGTTTCGGGTCTTGACTTCTTTTCTTTTCCCTGTCTCGGTCGAGCTGTCTCCGACATTGAATGCAATAGTCACCAATGTCGCGATGTAGCACCTGACACTTCAGGCAAGGCCGGGGAAACCTCATCCCCCTAGCCTAGTATTTCAAAACATCCCTAGGGTTTTTAATAAATCTTTCAGCGGAACGATGCGACCAATACTGCCGTTTGTTTTTTCGCTCACGATTGGTTGAGACTTGACTGGATAGTTGCCATCTCTCAAGAGTTGCTTGAGTGCCTCGGCTTTGATGATGATGAAGCCTGTCTCATTAGGTGTAGCGAATGCCCAGAAGTCTGCCTTGCTTATGTTTATCCCACTTGGTCGTTTGTCACTCATGTCAGGCTTTGAGAACTGATAGGTCTCGATGTATAGGTTGCCTGTTTCTGCTATGCGTGAGTCTGTCTTTACTTCTACTGTTCCGCCTTCTAGCGATTGCAGGAATGAATTGACTAGGTTTTCTCCTACCCTGCCTCGGCGGAAGTCTAAGTCAAAGTCTGGTTGGTAGCTCATTTGTCCGTTGAGTAGAAACCTTTGCCGTTGAACTTGAATGAGCGGAAGTTGTAATCCCTTACCATGTCAGCTTTGCAATGAGCGCAGATTGGAGTTGGGACTTCTTCTTCTATACCTGCGTGGATAGTTATGGTCTGCTCACAGTTACCACATTTGTAGTCATAGGTTGGCATTATTGTTTCTTCACCTCACCTGCAAACGGAGTGTTCTTCTCCAGCTCGATAGTCAGGATGCCACAGGTCGAGTCATCGCCTGATGTTCGGCGATACCAGTCCGAGCCTGCGTCAATAGTCGGGCATTGCACCCAGAACTTTGAGCCGTTTGCATCGAACCTCTGTCCGAGTTCTTGAACGACAAGATGGTGGAAGTGACCTGTTATGAGAACATCACAAGGCTGCACCCATTGGTTGCCGAAGGTCGAGTTGGACCACCACTTAGTCACGCCTTCGGGTCGGTTAGCTTGGTGTCCATGCACTACGCCGATTGTGTTGACTCCGTATTTGAAAGCAAAGCCCTCGTCATGTGGCTGTGGGATTAGGTATTCAACATCCATTCCTAGTTCTTTTGTTACCCTGCGTAGCTGTTGGAGGATGACGATGCCCCAGTCATCTAGCCCGGGCTTGCCAACTTGTTGCCCCTTGAATCGGTTTTGACAATGGTTAGAGGCAACTGAGCCGTAGGTGACAGGTGCGTATTTGTGCGCCCGCTTGATTAGGTCAAGCATTAGCGAAGTCGCAACATCTACCTGCTGCATCGGTGAGAGGTCGTTGCTCTCTAGTTGGTTGAAGTGAGCAGCATTTGAGAAAGACTCGATGATGTCACCGATGTCCATGATGAAGATGCGCTCATACTTGCCTGACTTCATCTGTTGCTCGATGCGTTCGTAGGACCGCATGACTCTAGCGATGAGTTCTTGTGTTCCGCCCCTTGAGCCTGTCTTGCCAACTTGAAAGTCTGAGGGTGCGACTATCAGAGCCTTGTCAGTTGGCTTGATGTCTTTTCTTTTCCCTGCGCCCTTGCGAGCTTCTGACATAAGAAGCGGTAGGTCAATCTCTCGGTTCTTCTTGCGGAAGGTAAAGCGGTAAGAGACTAACCACTCACCGCCTTCTCGCTGTTGCCAGCGTGAGGTTCTGATTGGCGGGATGATGTCAATGTCACTAGGGTCAATGCCTGCGCTCTGTAGAAACTCGTCAAAGTTAGCAGGTTGCGTAGCGTAGCCAGGTGTTGTTGCTTCGCCCTCAAGTCCGTCAAACTCAATGGCAGGTCGGAAGTTCGGTTG